TAAACTGGGAATGGATCATCCGTGACCCTAAGCCACAAGACAGAGCAGGTTACCAGTGGAACTGGCAGCACGATACGCGAAGCTGGGTGGAGGGTGCTTGGAACACCTATACAACCGAAATACAGCCTCTTGACACCAAGCAGATTGAGGTGATGTCTTCATCTCAAATAAACGTATTCACAACGTCTCAGATTGCATTAATGCCTACAGATGGAATGTATACATGGGATGAGGCAACAACAAGTTGGGTACAAGTAATATTGCCACAATAGTGTTTGTAAGATAATATAGGTTATCAATGTATCGGCCCACTAGACCGAGACTCTAACGAGTTGGATGTATGACTGAACAAATTCAAGAAAACTTAGCGGAAGTTGAAACCGCGCCAGCACCCGAGGTGACGGCCACCACGGAGATTGCACAAAATGCGCCGGAGGTCGCTGAACAAGCGCCAGAGCAGCCTGAGGAAAAGCGATTTACCCAGGCTGAACTTGACGCGATGATCAGCAAACGCCTTGCGAGAGAGCAGCGTAAATGGGAACGGGAACAAAAGCTGCGGGGGTCTACTTCCGTAACGCCGTTAGATGAATCATTAACTCAAGATAATTTTGCGACAACTGAGGAATACGCGGAAGCGTTAGCCGAAAGAAAAGCCGTAGAATTACTTGCACGACGTGATGCAGAAAGACAGCGGGCTGAAATTCTTGAGGTCTATCACGAGCGCGAAGAAGAAGCACGGACTAAGTACGAAGATTTTGAGCAAGTTGCGTACAACCCGCGTCTTCCAATCACAACAGTGATGGCCGAAACGATTCAAGCGTCTGACATTGGCCCTGAGGTAGCGTATTACTTAGGTTCTAATCCGAAAGAAGCTGATCGTATTGCCAAGTTGTCTCCTTTTTTGCAGGCCAAAGAGATTGGGAAGATTGAAGCTAAATTAAGCGAAAATCCTCCTGTTAAGAAATCATCGAGCGCCCCAGCGCCGATTCAGCCGGTTACCCCACGGGGTGGCAACGCAAGAGTTTTAGACACGACTGACCCACGTTCGATTAAAGAGATGTCAACGTCAGAGTGGATTGAAGCCGAGCGTCAACGGCAGATAAAGAAATGGGAAGCTCAAAACCGTATCCGCTAATTTTTTATAAGGAATTGTCATGGCAAATAGTTTATTAACCATTGACATGATTACTCGCAAGGCACTTGAAATCCTTGAGAATAATCTTGTCTTGACCCGCAACGTAAACCGTCAGTACGACGATAGCTTTGCTGTCGAAGGTGCTAAGATTGGTTCAACCTTGCGTATCCGTTTACCGGATCGCGCACTTGTTACTGATGGAGCTGCTCTGCAAGTTCAGTCAGATAACGAGCAATTCACCACATTGACTGTTGCTTCACAAAAGCACATCGGCGTTAACTTTACTTCTGCTGAGTTGACCTTGCAGTTGGATGACTTTGCAGAGCGCGTTCTTAAGCCGCGTATTAGCCAACTTGCATCAAGCATCGATGCAGACGTTGCTAATTCGTATCTGTATGTTGGCAACACGGTTGGTACGCCTGGCACAACGCCTGGCACATCGTTGGTTCTGTTGCAAGCTCAGCAGAAACTGAACGAGAACGCTGCTGTGATGTCGCCCCGTTACGCTACGGTTAATCCCGCTGCTAACGCTGGTTTAGTTGAGGGTATGAAAGGTTTGTTTAACCCCACCGATACGATCAGCAAGCAGTTTAGAAACGGCATGATGGGCATGGGCGTACTTGGCTTTGATGAGATCAACATGTCTCAGTCGATCAAGCAGTTCACGACCGGCTCGCGTACGGCTACCGGCGGCACAACTTCTGCGGCTGTTACTAGCGAAGGTGCAACCACCATTGCTATTACCGGCGCAGGCGCTAGCGCAACGGTTAAGGCTGGCGACGTGTTTACCGTGGCTGACTGCTATGCTGTTAACCCACAGACCCGTGAGTCAACTGGTTCGCTGTTCCAGTTCGTTGTAACGGTTGATGTGACGCTTAACGGTTCTGGCGCAGGTAACTTGACGGTTGCTCCGATGTACTCGGCTAGCAACGCGCTTGCAACGGTTAACAGCTTGCCGGCAACCAGCAAGGCTGTAACGTTTGTTGGTGCAACATCGTCGCAGTATCCACAAAACCTCGTCTACCATAAAGACGCAATCACTTTCGCTACTGCCGATCTGATGATGCCGCAAGGTGTTGACATGGCATCGCGTCAGGTTCATAACGGCATCTCGATGCGTATTGTTCGCCAGTACGACATCAACAATGACCGTATGCCCTGCCGTATTGACGTGTTGTACGGCTACAGTGTGATTCGTCCGCAAATGGCTGTTCGTCTTTGGGGCTGATTGATTTAGGGGGCTTCGGCCCCCTTACCAAATTATTTTTTGAAAGGATTTATCATGGCAATCCCTAATGGCGCTGGCGGCTATCAATTTAATGATGGTAACGTCGGTGAAGCTCTTTTAATCGTTCAAGGCGCACCTACAGCAATCACCGCAGCGACTACAATGACTGCGGCTCAGCTTGCTAACGGTTTGTTTACGTTTGACGGCACGGCTGGTAACTTGACGTTGCCCACCGTTGCTTTGCTTGAAGCAGAAGTTTCTTCAGCAACCAAAGTAAATGCAGCTTTTGATTTCTACGTGATCAACATTGATGCCGCAGGTTCAGACACCGTAACATTGGCTGTTGGAACTGGCTGGACAATTGTTGGTGCTGCTGCTGTAACTTCGGGTACATCAGGACATTTCCGTGCTCGTAAGACCGGCGATGGCACTTGGACTTGCTACCGCGTGTCGTAACCAATAGAGGGCTACGGCCCTCTATTTTTAAAGGATAAATTATGCCTAATACCAAACCAATTGGCGTGGCGTATGAAGATCAAGCTATCAGCGGTGGCTCAGTAGACAACACGCCTATTGGCGCGTCTACTGCATCTACGGTTGTTGGTACGACCATTTACGCTTCATCAGAACTTGGCTACACTGCCGCCGCACAAGGTACAGTAACGCAAGCTACTGACAAATCTACGGGCGTGACGCTTAACAAATCTTCTGGCCGTATTACGATGAACAATGCAGCTTTAGCTGCTAACACTGCTGTGACTTTTACTTTAACAAATAGTGTTATTTCTGTTAAAGATGCAATTATTGTTAACGTGTCTGGCGGTGCTACAGCTGCTGCGTATACAACTTATATCTCAAGCATGACCGCAGGGTCTGCCGATATCACGTTGCGTAATATGACCGGTGGTAGTTTGAGTGAAGCGGTTATTATTAATTTTGCGATTATTCACGGTGTTTAAAGGCACGGGGGTTAATCACCCCCGTTAAAATTATGGCCGTCATTTATCTTCGCCATCCGGTACACGGCGCTAAAGTCGCAATTTCGCACATGGAAGTTGAGCACGACACACAAAACGGTTGGGAAGAATACGACCCTAATAATTTACATGATGGGTCTGAACCTGTTAATGAACTTCAACCGCGCCGCCGCAGCCGTAAAACTTCGGAGGTTGAGCCATGACAACTGCTGCTGAAATCATCGATGGATCGCTTCGTCTTCTTGGTGTTTTAGCAGAAGGCGAAACGCCATCTGCTGCTGTCATGCAAGATTCGATCATGGCAATTAACCAAATGATTCAATCTTGGGATACAGAACGTTTATCCGTATTCAGCACGCAAGATCAAGTTTTTACGTGGCCTGCAAATGTTATATCGCGCACGCTTGGGCCTACTGGTGATTTTGTGGGTAACCGCCCTATTGAAATCGACGACGCAACTTACTTTAAAGACCCTTCATCAGGGTTGTCGTTTGGCGTCAAACTTATCAATCAGCAGCAGTACGACGGCATCGCGTTTAAAACAGTTACATCGACGTACCCGCAGGTTTTATGGGTCAACAATACGTTTCCCGACATAGAATTGTATGTTTACCCTGTACCTATTAAAGCCTTAGAGTGGCACATTATTTCGGTTGAAACTTTAACTGAAGTGTCGAGTGTTGCTACTGATATGTATTTTCCGCCAGGCTATTTAAGAGCTTTCCGATATAACTTAGCGTGCGAGCTGGCTCCTGAGTTCGGCGTGGAACCATCGCCGCAAGTGCAACGTATTGCTATGACTAGCAAACGTAATCTGAAGCGCATTAACTTCCCCGGCGATTTGATGGCGATTCCATACCCGATTGTTGCAACCCGTCAACGGTACAACATCTACGCTAACAACTTTTAATGAAAACCCCAATCCTTGGATCGACTTACGTTGCTCGTTCTGTCAACGCAGCCGATGCAAGGATGGTCAATTTGTTTCCAGAAGTTGTGCCGGAAGGCGGCAAAGAGCCTGCATTTCTTCAGCGCTGTCCTGGCCTACTCAATCTTGCTACGATTGGAACCGGCCCTATCCGAGGGCTATGGTCGTTTTCGTCAGACAACACCTCCGCATTTGTTGTTTCAGGTAACAGCCTATACAAGATAAACACCAGCTACGCCGCCACGTTTTTAGGTAACGTAACGGGTACAGGGCCGGTCAGCATGTCTGATAACGGTATTCAACTGTTTATTGCGGCTAACGGCCCTAGCTACATCTACAACAATTCAACCAATGTGTTCGGCCAGATTACAGATCCTGATTTTCCCGGCGCGATAACGGTTGGTTACATTGACGGTTATTTTGTTTTCAATGAACCCAACAGCCAACGCATTTGGGTCACGCAGCTGCTAGACGGTACAGATATTGATCCGCTTGACTTTGCAAGCGCTGAAGGATCACCGGACGGCGTAGTGGGTTTGATTGTAGACCACCGTGAAGTTTGGGTGTACGGCACAAACAGCGTAGAAGTTTGGTACAACGCAGGCTCATTAGATTTTCCGTTGCAACGTATCCAAGGCGCGTTCAACGAAATTGGTTGCATTTCTGCATACACAATTGCCAAGATGGACAACGGGCTGTTTTGGCTTGGATCTGATGCTCGCGGACAAGGCATTGTCTACCGCGCTAACGGTTACACCGGCCAACGCATCAGCACTCACGCGGTTGAGTGGCAAATTCAACAATACGGCAATCTTACTGACGCGCTTGCGTACACCTACCAGCAAGACGGCCACAGCTTTTACGTGCTTATCTTCCCCAGCGCCAATACAACCTGGGTCTATGACGTTGCGACAGGCGCATGGCATGAGCGCGCTGGGTGGAATAACGGATCGTTTACGCGGCACCGCAGCAATTGCCAGATGGCGTTCAACAATAAAATCATTGTGGGCGACTATCAAAACGGCAACATTTACGCGTTTGACCTTAACACTTACGCTGACAACGGTCAGATACAAAAGTGGCTGCGCTCATGGCGGGCGCTGCCAACCGGCCAAAACAATCTCAAACGCACCGCGCAGTATTCGATGCAGATCGACATTGAGTCTGGCGTTGGTTTAAACGGCTATCCACGTACCGAAAACGTCTATTTCATCACTGAAACAGGCGGCAACTATTTAGTGACAGAAACAGGTGACTACTTTATTGAAGAACAACAGCTTCCAGGCACGCAAGGCGCTGATCCTGAGGTCATGCTACGTTGGTCTGATGATGGTGGTCACACATGGTCTAACTACCGTACATCTTCGGTTGGAAAAATTGGTGAGTACGGTCACCGCGTTTGGTTTAGGCGCCTAGGGATGACCATGAAGTTGCGCGATAGGGTCTATGAGTTGTCAATGACCGACCCTGTAAAAACAGCGATTATGGGCGCGGAACTTCTCATAACGCCGACCAATGCTTAACATCACTAACATACCCGCGCCCCGCGTCAATATTATTGACGAAAAGACGGGCCTTATCTCGCGTGAATGGTACCGATTCTTTTTGAATCTGTTCACGTTGGTGGGGCAGGGCAACAACCAGACAAGTCTTGACGATCTTCAAGTTGGACCGCCCGCGCAAAACATCAACATATTAGTAGCGGGCAGCGCTACTGATCTAGCGCCTCCTGCCGTCACACCTATGTCAGTGGCAGACAATCAAGCGCTGCTACCACCGTTTGCCCAACAATCGTTTGATGATAGCCAAGCAGTTTCGCCGCCTTTTGTTGTGCCGTCTGCCGACGATAGCCAAGCGCTGCTACCTGCGGCTATGCAAATATTCGTTGATAACTACGCTAACTTATCGCCGCCAATCATCCCACCAGGACCAACGTCTAACGGCACTGTGACTAGCGTTGATGTGTCTGGTGGCACAACAGGCATGACGTTTACGGGCGGGCCTATCACGTCTTCCGGCACTATCACAATGTCGGGTACGCTTGCTGTAGCTAACGGAGGTACAGGATCAACGACGCTAGATGGCGCAGGCATCGTAACTAAGACCGGCGCTCAAACTATTTCAGGTGCTAAAACTTTTACAAGCTACACCAATCAGTTTCTTGGCACCACCTATGCCACGTCAGATGGCGGTACAGGTTCCAACGCTTACTTTGGTGAAAACAGCGCTTATGGCGTTGTAGCTGGCGTTAATGGTGTCGTGCTAGGTTCAGGGACAACTTATCCAGGATTTGGACGTCTTGTTGTAGATACAACAGGTATACGTCCTTTTATTGATAACACATATAGTTGTGGAAACGTATCTTGGCGTTGGAGTAATGTAGCTACGTATGATTTATCAGTAAGTAACAGAATTACAAATGGCACATGGAATGGCTCAACCATAACGACCGGCTATGGCGGTACAGGTGTCACATCAACGCCGTCTAACGGTCAACTGTTGATCGGCAACGGTTCTGGCTATTCGTTAGCCACATTGACTGCTGGTTCTAACATCTCTATATCGAACGGCGCAGGATCAATCACGATAAACGCGTCGGGGTCCACAGGTGTAAGTTCAGTTGATGTTTCAGGCGGTACGACAGGATTAACAACGTCTGGCGGGCCTATTACGTCGTCTGGCACGATTACGCTTGGTGGTACGTTAAACGTCGCTAATGGTGGTACAGGTTTAACTAGCACGCCAAGCAATGGGCAGCTTGATATTGGTAATGGTAGTGGTTTTACTCGCACTACTTTAACGGCTGGTACCGGCGTCAGTATTTCTAATGGCTCCGGTTCCATTACTATTAATGCCACCAATAACGGAACAGTAACTAGCGTTGACGGTAGCGGTGGCTCAACGGGCTTAACACTTACCGGCGGTCCGATCACTACATCAGGAACGTTGACGCTTGGTGGTACGCTTGCTGTAGCTAACGGTGGCACAGGCGCGTCGTCACTGGCGGGCGCTGGTATTGTCACAACAACCGGCACGCAAACCATCAGTGGTCAAAAGAGTTTTACTAGCTACACAAACACGTTTTTAGCTACCACTTACGCCACATCTGATGGTTCTTCATCTAGCAACGCTTATTTTGGTGAAAACGGGGCGTATGCTGTTGTAAGTGGTGTTAACGGTGTTGTGTTGGCTAGTGGCGCTTATCCTGGCTCAATAATTTTTGCGGGTGATAGCGGCACTTGGCGTTCCACTACAGATAACGTCCGCGCGCTAGGCACGGGGTTGTATAGATACACCGTGGTTTACGCAACCACAGGTACGATCAATACGTCAGACGCAAATCAAAAGCAGCAGATTAGAGACTTGTCAGACGCCGAGCAGCGCACAGCCCAACGGGTCAAAAAACTCATACGGGCGTTCAAATGGAACGATGCAGTTGAGACTAAAGGCGAAGAAGCAAGGATTCACTTCGGTATCATAGCCCAAGACGTACAAGAAGCATTTGCTTTGGAAGGCTTAGATGCGTCAAAATACGGCTTATTTTGCAGCGACACATGGACTACCTCAGACGGCTCTTCACAAACGCGTTTAGGTGTGCGATACAGCGAATTGTTAGCCTTTATTATTGCCGCACTTTAAGGAATATCATGCCAACTGATTTATCCCCTAATCCCAAGCTGCAATTCTTCTCATCAAGCGGGGAGTTGCTGGTAGGCGGCAAACTATACACCTATCAAGCTGGTACAACCACACCGCTAGCGACCTACACCGATTCGACGGGTACGACAGCTAACACTAACCCAATTATCTTAGACGTCCGTGGCGAAGCGAATGTTTGGTTAGGTACGTCAGCGTACAAATTTGTTCTTAAGGACAGCAACGACGTATCAATCTGGACGGTCGATAACATTACGTCTGCCCAAGGTCTAGCTAACGCGGTGCAGACAAATCTTACAAACTACATCAATAGCGTTGCAGCGTCTTCAGGGTCTTCTTTAGTTGGTTTTTTACAATCAGGCGCGAACGCTGTAGCTCGTACAGTGCAAAGCAAAAATAGAGAAATTGTTAATGTCAAAGATTTTGGTGCAGTTGGAGATGGTGTAACTAATGACACTGCTGCCATTCAATCGGCTATTAATCAAGTATCAACTCGTGGTGGTGGCGAAGTTGTGTTTGATATGGGTAAATATTTAATTACCTCACGTTTAACCGCTAACACTGGTGTTTTACTTAACGGTGTAGTACGGACAGACATATCAGCCAACACTAACGGTAGCGGTACAACTGCGGCAAAACCAATCATTATTTGGGGTGGTATTGCTAACGAAACAATGTACTGTATTAAACCCGCAACTGTAGGTGACTGCGTTTGGGGTGGAGGTGCAGTGAATATTGAATGGGACGGCGCAACCTTGGCCGCGTGTGCTGTTTGGCTTGACAACACAAAATACGCCACATTCAACGGAAAAGTTCGTAACGTTCAGTACGCGGGTGTTCTTGTCAATTCTACGTCAGGTTCAGTATCTAATTTTTCTATGAAAAATAATATTGAATCGTTAGAGTTTATATGGGGTGTAGCCGCTGCTTGTCGACCAGCAAATGGTTTGGTTTTAGATGGGAACGGCGCAATAGGTACTGTACCATCGACGCAGCAATTTATTGGAAATATAGCTGGGCTTGTTTACGATGGCGCGTTAGTAAGTATTGCTGCTACAGATAACGCTCAATTTCAATCGGTTCATGGTGTTGTGCAGGCGGGCGGCTCAGGTTGCTCGATGAAAATTTTAAATGTTGGCGCGCAACCTTCTAATCATACGCTTATCAACTATTGTGTTGGCCCCATCAAACAAGATAACGGTGTGATTGGCACCATGCTTCTTGATTACAACAGCGAAGGCGGCGGTATTACTCAATTAGCTGGGTCATCTACGTGGGACGGCGACCTAATAGATTACGTCACTGGAGATCGCTATCTATCCCATAAATGGGCGCTTCGTGACAAAATCAGCGTAAAAGCGGGTGATTTTGTTGCTGATTCAGGGATGACTATTGTTGCTTTTGGTTTGCAATGGAATGGCCCAGCCTATAGCGCTTCCGCAGATCAAAAAGCAAGTTGTATCATACCTTCGCCTTATTGGTTAAACAACGGAAGTATTCAAAGTATTGAAGTTTTAGTTGGGTCTAACGGAACAAGTGCTGGAAACTACGTCATTACGGTAAGTTTATCGACAGGTACTTCTTCAGCTATTGTTGTAACACCCGAAAAAACTGAGACTCAAACGTTAGCTGCTGGCGCTCAATACACCCCAACAACCTACACGTTTACTTTTGGCGGCTCCCCCTTAAGTTTTACTAAATACGATAATATTTTCTTACAAATTACGCGGTTAGGTTCAAATGCGTCTGATACAAACACAGACCCTATGATCTTATTGGGTGCGCGTATCATGTATGTTGGCACAGGTCCAAACTCAGTAGGATCAGGAACTTACTACATTCCTGCATGGAATTAAACATATAGGAGTTTAAAAAATGACTGTTACCGCAAAAGTCTTGGCCCAAGGTCAAATCATTCCTAACACGGACACAACCGTGTATACATCACCCACGTCAGTAACTACAATTATTGACAAGGCAACCGCTGCCAATTATGGCAACGTAGCTCGCATCATTACGATCAGTATTGTGCCTGCCGGAGGTGTGGTAGGCGATGCGTACTACATTGCTAAGCGTACGCTTGCTGCCAAAGAAACGTACATTTTTCCTGAAGTTGTGGGACAAATTATGTCGGCTGGTGACTATGTATCTGCGATTGCCGATAGCAACACTGGCGTTAATTTTCGTCTAAGCGGGCGCGAGATCACATGATCCATCACCATTTTGGTGCAGGTGTTTACGTCAAAGAAACTCGTATGCCCGCAGGATATGTGTTTGTGCAGCATAAACATAAATTTGACCATTTTTCTATATTGGCAAGTGGGTCGGTTGAACTTATGATTGATGGCATTCGTTCTGAAGTACATGCGCCTGCTTGTTTAACTATTCAAGCCAACAAACACCACGGTATAAAGTCATTGACCGATGTTGTTTGGTACTGCATCCATGCAACTGATTGTATGGATGAAGATAAGATTGATAGTGTATTGATCACGCTTGGCAACGAATCCGAAGCGCAGCACATGGCCCAATGCCTAAAGGAGAATTAACATGCCTTGGATGATCGCCGCTGCCGTTGTCGGCAGTTCTTTAATAGGTTCTAGCGCCTCAAGAAGCGCTGCTAGCACGCAAGCTGACGCGGCTAACCGCGCCGCAGACTTGCAGATGCAGCAGTTTGAGCGCCAGGTTGAACTGCAAGAGCCGTGGCGGCAAGCGGGTATTACGGCACTGAATAAACTGATTCCGCTGTCAACCGAATACACGCCGTTTGGTATGCAACAGTTCCAGCAAGACCCAGGCTATGCGTTCCGTATGCAAGAAGGCATGAAAGCTTTAGAGCGATCAGCCGCTGCGCGAGGTGGCTTGTTGTCAGGGGGGATGTTAAAAGGCGCACAACGGTACGGTCAAGATCTAGCGTCGCAAGAATACATGAACGCGTTTAACCGCTATCAGGCTGAACGCAACGCACAGCTAAACCCATTGCAATCCTTAGCTGGCGTAGGCCAGACAGCGACCAACCAACTAGGCCAAGCAGGGCAGACGATGGCCGGCAACGTCGGTCAGGCGCTGGGCGCAGCAGCTCAGGCAAGAGCGTCGGGGTATATAGGAGGTGCGAACGCGTTATCACAAGGTCTTGGAATGTATTTGAACTACCAGCAAGACCAAAATTATCTAAACGCAAGATACCCGCAACAAGCTACCGCTGCTGCGCCTATCTATCCAGGTGGATATTATTCGCAAGGATATAAGGATTAATCATGGCTCTCGTTGATCCAAACATCGCGTTGTCATACAAGGGCGTCCAGCTTCAAGACCCGCTTGACCAGTACAGCAAGGCATCTGCGGCGCAACTAAACGCGCTTAAGATGGAAGACCTAATGCAAGAGCGCGAAGCGCTAAATCAAATTCGATCGGCCATTACAGCTAAAGGTGGACCGCCAGACTTAGAAGCAGCCGCGCAAGCTATGGTTAGCACGGGCAGACCTCAATTTGTACAGTCTGGTATGGCGATACTTGAGAAACTAAGAAATCAAAAAGAATATGAACGGTATTTACGCGACGAAAACGCACCACTAGCGGCTGCGCCTGCTCCGGCTCCTGCTCCTGCCAATGCTTTAATCCCCACAGCCGCCGAATCGCCGCCTGCTAACGCGATGGTAGCCCCGACTAGCGCAGCGGCGCCAGCAGTAAGCCCAGAATCGCAAAAGCTAATGAGCAATATTCGTAGGGTTAGTCAATTAGGTGAAGCGGGTAAACCTGAATTAGCAATTCTTAAAATACGACTTGAAAATCAGTTGCGTGCTGAGTTGCCGCCTGAGACTATTCGCACAATGAAAACACTTGGGTACCCAATTACACCAGAAGGGTACCAAGCGTTCCAGAGCGCCCAACGACCGCCCCAACAACCGCGTAACCCTATTGCAGTGCTTCAAAACGGTAGGCCAACTTTAGTTGACCCTGCGGACGCTATAGGAAAAATACCCGTTACCGCGGCTGCTCTTAGAGTAGAAGGTTTAATGCCAGGGAAAGAAGCCCCTGCGCCAAGCGTCACGCAAATCCAAGACCCAACCGATCCTACGCAAATGATTACCATCAACGCAAGGGATTACAAAGGTGGTGGCATAGGTTCGCCTGGCGTGATTGGTCTAGCAGGCAAGACGCCTGCTGCAACGGCTGCGGCGACTAAGAAAGAAGAAGGTAAACAACAAGCTAGCGATATTCTTGATACGTTAGAGACAGCCTATACGGAATTAGACAGACGTAAAGCAGTACCAAGCGAGCGTCGCAGTGCAGGCTCTAACATATTAGCTTATGTCGCTGGCACAGGTGCTGGTCAGATAGCGGGACGTGTTGTTGGTACTGAAGCGCAAACACAGCGCGACATTATTCAAAGTTCAAGAAATCAGTTGCTTAACGCGGTCAAAAATGCTACAGGTATGTCCGCGCAGCAACTTAACTCTAACGTGGAATTCCGTTCTTGGCTTGAAGCGTTGTCTGACCCCACGCGTTCAATTGAAGCTAACCGAGCTATTCTGGAAAATATGCGAAAGTTCATTGCTAACAACGCTAAGAAAGCCGAAGCGCCCGCGTCTAAACCGTCGCCTGCACCAGCACCTGGCGGCGCAAAAGCTGACCCATTAGGTATCCGATAATGGCTACGATCGCTGAAATTCGCGCTAAGTACCCACAATACTCGGATATGTCTGACGCGGCGCTTGCAGACGCGCTGTACAAAAAATTCTATTCAGACATGCCTCGCGCAGATTTTGACGCTAAAGTCGGGCTACAAGCGGCGCCTGCACCTGCACCTGCACCTGCACCCGAGCCGCGCAGCGAAGGGATGCCCACGGCGCCTCGTCAAGAGTTGACCGCAGGGCAGCGTATGTACCAAAGTATTAGACCTTACGTAGCACCTACGATTGAGGCGCTAGGATCAGCAGGCGGTGCCTTGTTAGGGGCGCCGCTTGGACCCCCCGGTGTTGTAGGTGGTGCCGGTTTAGGTTATGGGCTTGCTAAAGAGGCGCTTGAGTTAGGCGACGTCTATCTAGGCGGTAAAGAGCCACGCCAAGGCCCAGCTATTGCAACAGAGCCTGTTAAAAACGTCCTTGAAGGTGCAACCTATGAAGCAGGCGGGCGCGTCGTTGCGCCGCTACTTGGTAAAACGCTGGGTAAAGTTGTAGATTTTAAAAACTTACCGCAAAACAAAGCGGCGTCTATAGCTCGCGCGTCATTAGGTGCTGACTTAGAACAGACTTTAGAAATATTGCGTAACGCGCCGCCTAACGCTAGTGTGGCTGAAGTAACGGCTAAGATTCAAAACCCAACTTGGCAAGCGCTTGTTAAAAATTCGTTAGAGCAAAGCCAATCAGGTGCTCAGTACCTAAACAAGTTCGCCACGATGAGCCACGACGAAGGCGTCAACGCGCTAGCGAAACTGGCGGGCGGCGCAACGGCTACGGACGTGCGCGCTACAACGGACCTTATGAAACAGACGCTGCGCGACATCACATCGCCAGCTCGTCAAGCAGCGTTGAACCGCGCTAACCTTGGTCAGCAAGTCGCACAATATGAGGCTGAGGCCGGTAAGTTAAGCGCTGAGGCGGCAGCGAAGGTGCAAGAGGTGCGCCGATTGATTGACCTTGGCGATCATGCGGCAGCAGCAGCGCGGTTGCAAGAGATCAAAGCGGGCGTACCGGCAGGGTCACGTTTTGCGCCTGCTAAGGTGCAGCCAGGCTACTCAAACACTTGGGCCGCGACGTTTACTTACCCCGGCAAGCTAGCGCAAATGTCTGACGAATGGGCGTCGAGGGCGGCAGAGGCGTCGCTTGATCTAGGTCAAGGCGCTAGGTTTGCTCAGTCTGCGGCAGACAGCCTACGGGCGGCAGGCATTAAGCCGCTCAAAGGCGATGAGATCGTAGGCCAGATTCGCGGCGTATTGAACAACCCTGAGTTTGCAGGCAACGATCTGCTTAGTGGCGCGGCTAAGAACGTCGCTAACGACATCGCTCAGTGGACTAAGAGCGGCGGTATTATTGACGCCAGAGCGTTAGATGCGATCCGTAAGAACTCTATTAACGCTACGGTGCAACAACTGCGCCCTGGCGTAGACGCTACAACGCAGCGCAACTTGGCGGCTAAGGTAACGGCTGAGTTAAAGCCCACACTCATTAACGCCATCGAAGCGGCAGGTGGTAAGGGTTATCGTGAGTACCTTGATGAGTTTTCCAGAGGTATGCAAAAGATCGCCGAAACCAAGCTGACCGGCGAAGCTGCTAGGCTATGGAAGACGGACAAAGATGCGTTTGTGCGTTTGGTGCAAAACGAAGCGCCTGACGTCGTTGAAAAGTTTCTTGGCCCAAGTAACTACAACATCGCCACGGAACTGAGCGAGAACACTATATCAACGCTACAGTCGTTGGCGTCAAAGCGCGCCAATCAATTAGCATCTAGCAAACAAGCGTCTGACGGCCAGAAAGCACTAGCAACCTTACTAGAGGAAAACACATCGAAGTTTCGCCTACCTTCACTGCTAAACTTTTGGGCGACTGTGACAAATAAGACGCTTGCTGAATTGCAGACTGCGATAGGTAGCAAGAGCATGAAAATCCTTGCCGATGCTATGCAGTCGCCCCAAGGCGCAAAGAACCTGTTAGAAAAGTTGCCCGCGCAAGAGCGCAATAATGTGTTGAAGATCATTAGCAACCCATCAGCCTTTAAAAACAAAGCCGCGCAACGTGCTGCGGAGTTTATGAGAAGTGGAGCAACAACGACGTCTATTAATGCGCTAGCATCTGAACCGAGCGAAAATGCGCTGGTCGATTAATAGGTAAGGAACATCATGGAGCACGATGTGGATACGCGTTTGACTGTCCATGAGGCAGTTTGTGCAGAGCGGTACAAGTCGATTGAACAGTCGTTCACACGCGTCGAAGAACGTTTCGACGATGGCTCGGCTAAGATGAAGCGCTTAGAGTACCTCATGTACGCCGTCATGGTCGCTGTGCTCCTTGGGCCTGGTGCTGCTGCAATTTTTTTTAAGAAGCTGTTAGGTGTTTAAGTTAGGTAAAAGGTCTATCGAGCGTCTGCAAGGCGTTCATCCTGATCTCGTGCGCGTCGTTGAGCGCGCGATTGATCTGACAACGGTAGACTTCACGGTCCTTGAGGGCTTGCGCTCGCCCGAGCGTCAACAGACTTTAGTAGCATCAGGCGCAAGTCAGACGCTTAACAGCCGCCACATCACAGGCCACGCCGTTGATCTTGGTGCATGGGTAGACAATCAAGTTGATTGGTCTTGGCCTTTGTACCATAAAATTGCCAACGCCATGAAAGCCGCAGCGAATGCGTTAGGCGTCGCTATCGTGTGGGGCGGGGATTGGAAGACGTTTAAAGACGGCCCGCATTTTGAACTAGACCGAAAGTATTACCCGTAATGGATCCGCTAACAATCCTTGCAGCGTTTGGCCCTCTGGCTGTTGATTTTGGTAAGTCCTTGATCGGTCGGTTTATACAGACCGACGGGTATAAGCCTACTAACATCACTGAGTACGTGCGGATGCGCGAACTTGATTTAAACATGTTCAAGGCCATGAATGACGCAGGCGGCGCTAACCCATCCTATCCGTGGGTCGAGGCGATCGTGCGGCTCATGCGACCAGGCGTTGCGCTTATTGTGTTGATGACTTGGGCAACACTAAAACTGAACGATCAATCATCCGAATCAGTTGATAACTTTGCAGCAGCGGTAGGGTTTTATTTGTTTGGTGACCGTACGCTCTTCTACGCCAAGAAGCGCTAAAGCGCCCGTGCTTCTTTGAGCAGCTCAACACGCTCTCTTGCTGTACGCAGCGCGGTGTAACGTTGGTGCAGGCGCTCTAAAATAGACACGCGGCGCTGCCCTGCGCGTTCGCTATCGAGCAACGCCAGCACTTCAGCTTCCGTCAACAACGCCAGTTCTTTGTTTAGCTTTCGCCAATTCATCTGCAATTTTCTTCTCCAGTTCATCAATCTCTTTACCAATCCGCAGCAACGCACGTTCAGCCCGGTTATAAACCTTGGCATACTGCTGCTCTTCAATTTTTGCAGCCTTTAATTTAGCCTGCCACAAACCTATACGCGTCATTTTAACGCCTCCAATGCAATATTGCTAAGATTTCTTTTATCGTGTAGCGCCGTCCAGATGCGCTCGTCGATGGCGTCCTTCGTCATAAGGACGTAAACCCACACGTCGCGCTGCTGGCCGGATCGATGCAATCGTCCAACGGTCTGTTCGTACAACTCAAGTGACCACGGCAGGGACAAAAAGACCATGTGGCAACCTCCGAACTGCAAGTTAAGGCCGTGACCAGCGGATTTTGGATGCACCGCCATAAGCGAAATGTTGCCAGCGTTCCATCGTCCAATGGCGTCAGGGTCGTCCAAAACGGCAAGATGTTTGTATCGTCGTTTGAGTTCATTCAATTCCTCAATGTATTGGTAGACAATAATCGTGTTAGCCCGTTGGTTTTCCTGCAACAGCTCATCCAACGCGTCGAACTTATGTGAGCTAAACCAAACCGTTGACGGCGCGTACACAAAACCGGATGACATCTGTTGCAACTTCTGCGTGACCACCGCAGCGTTTTGTGCAATCGCTTGCGCGTTGTCAAACAACACCACAAAGTCACGCTTCATCGTGTCGTACGGCTCACGATTGATCAACTCAACCGGCACATGAACCGTGTGCAACGCAGGCAACGTGTCCGTGTACTGGCCCGGATTTAACAAGAACGTCGCCGGTTGAATGCGCTTCATCACGCGTTCCAATGCGCCGGGCAGCGGCGTCCAATCGTCAAACCCAGCGTAAGTATTAAGACTAAAGTATTGCTGCATGAACGCGCCTTTGCTGCGGCCTAACAATTGTTGGTCAATAATCTTGCACTGGCCGAACACATCCTCAAGACCGTTGCTCGTGAAGCTGCCGGTCAACCCCCAACGGATCTTAAATTGGTCAATAATTTTATGAAGCGCTTTAAAACGTGCGCCTGATGGGTTCTTTAACTTAGTCAGCTCATCAAACACAACCCCATCAAACCCATCTAATGACCGCGCAGCAAGCCATTGCAGGTTGTCGTAGTTGGTCACCACGACCTGCGCGTCCGACTGCACCGCTGCCAGCCGCTGGGCCGGCGTGCCGATGGACAGGGCGACCGTCATGCCGGGCGCCCAGATGGGCGCCTCCACGGGCCACACAGCGGTCACCACGCGCTTAGGCGCGACGACCAGCCACCGACGTACCTGCCCGGCCGCCAGCGCGGCCTGCATGGCCGTCAGCGCGGTCGCGGTTTTGCCGGCTCCGACCGGCGCCAGCACCATGCTGCGCGGCGTCGCGCGCAGGAACTGGGCGGCGTCTACTTGATATTGTCTAAGAGCCATTCGTCCACCTCCTCCTTACTCCACAGCACGGTGTAGTTTTGGCCCAGCCGGCGCATGTCGTCGGCGAACACCTTCTGGAGTTCCGACAACCGGCCGCCCTGTGTTTTGAGTTCGATGAACCACGTCTGGCCGGGCAGGCAGACGATGCGGTCGGCGACGCCCCGGTGGGACAGGCTGGCGAACTTGTACGCCACCCCGCCCGCGGCCCGGACGCGCTTGACCAGGTACTGCTCGACGACGGCCTCACTCATCGTCGCGTTTCTTCGGGCCGTTGGCCGGGTGCAGTAGCCACTGCTCGCCCAGCCAGTCCAGCGCCGCGCGGCGCTTTTCGTCTAAGTCCGGCGTTTCGTTAAGAATTGGCGCCTTGAACAGCAACGCCTCAATGAACTCGTTATCGGTCATTCCTGCCCCCTTGCGCGGATTGCGGCGGCGGCATTGCGCAGTGTTTGCGCTCCGTCTTCGTGAAGCACCATTTGGTATTCCACGCAGTGAATGTCAGTATCTTCGCACACCCGCGCGCATGCTTCTCTTTCGGCGGCGGCGATGAGAGCGGCGAAGCGTTCAACCTCAACCATGTTGCCCGCCGGATGCGGATAGGAAACCTCAAACACCCCGGCCTCCCTCGCCATGCGGATAATTTCTTCCTTAGTCATCGTTCCCCCTTGCGCCGGTCTTCGCACGAATAGTCGCAGCGCGTGCATGGGCACCGCTCGCCCTCGTCCAGCCGGTCTTCGGCCAGCGCCTCCCTCTCGGCTGCGGCGACGAGTTCGCACAAACGCCAAACCGCTTCGCCGATCACCGTAATTCCAGCCGACTCGGCTAGCCGGATGATTTCTTCGCGGTTCATTTCCCCACCTCTCTGCCAGTTCGACAGCCCCGTGCGCTCCACCATCTGCGCCAGCCCGGGCACCTCAGTTGACGCCCGGCCGCCACGGTCGTCGTCGGTTTCCATCGTCGTCGGCGGGAGCGCCGCCCGCGCCGGCTGCGGGCCGTCCAAGTTCCACCGGACGCGCCAGGCGCGGCGGGCCAGCCCCTTCGCCTCCAGCCGGGCGGCCAGCGCCATCGCGGCGCGGTACTCCTGCGCGCTACAAAAGTGCAGCCGGTGCGACGCATCGCCCGGCAACGGACCATCGTGTGGGTCATTCATAGGGGTCCTCCCAGCGGTCATCCTCAGGCAGCACGTCCAGCGCGGTGTCCCACGCATCGTGCAAATCTCCGCCCAGCATGTGACGGTGCCATTCAATGAAAGGAAGGCGCTGCTCATCAGTCAGCGCCCGAAATTCCGCCATCGTAGTCACCTTCATGTTGGCCAGAAGGCGGCGGATCAACACATGCTCAAACCTCATCCTGGCCTCTCCGGATGAACGAATCTAGCGCCACATGCGAGCGCACGGCCTCGCGGGCCGCGCGCAGGAACGCCTCGCCGTCGGTGAACAGCAGCCGCATCAGGTCGTCGTCCAGATGCTGCGCCAACTCCTCACCCGCCTCGGTCGGGTAGCTCTCAATAAACTCCAAAATGTCTTTCATGGTCGCTCCGGTTGTTGTTGTTGCAGGCCAATCGTAAATCTTACGCTGGGGGGCTTGTCAATTGGTTTATGATTCTCGTACAGTGCGCCTGCAATCAATCAAGTGGAGTTCACGATGCAACACAGTTCAGTAGTCGGCGGGTCAACCGCCAAACGCGTAATCAACTGCCCGGCCAGCGTCAAGCTGGTCGCGTCCGTCCCGCCCGCGCCGTCGTCCAAATATGCTGACGAAGGCACCCTCTTGCACAACGCTATAACCGAGTGTTTGGAGAGCGGCTGCACGCCGATGTCGCTGGTCGGTGCCGAGTACAACGGCATCGCGCTGACCGAGGACTTGGTCGAACGCAAGCTGGCGCCTGCTCTGGCGCTGCTGGACGACCTTGACCCGTTCAAGGACGGCGAGTTCGTTTGCGAGGCCAAGGTAGACTTTGGCGATTTCATCCCCGGCGCGTTTGGGTCTTGCGACCTGCTGCTGCGCGTCGGCAAGTCGGCCTACGTCATTGACTGGAAATTCGGCGACGGCGTGCCGGTTGAGGCCATCGACAACGAACAGTTACTGTTCTACGCCGCGGCTGCGCTGCGCGGCGATCATACCCGCTGGGTCTTTGAAGGCGCCCAAACCATTCAACTAGTCATCATCCAGCCCCCGTCGCTGAAACGCTGGGAGGTCAGCGTGCCGCAGTTGATGCGGTTCGCGGCGCGCCTGCGCGATGCGGTCAAGATGAGCGAACGGCCGGACGCCTGGACTAAGGCCGGCGACTGGTGCCGCTTCTGCCCTGCGAAGGCCATCTGCCCGCAGATGACCGGCGCCGCCGACCGGGCGCTCAAGGTGCAGATCGACGCGCTCGACGCGCGGCAGTTGGGCGCGCACCTGCGCATGGCCGACATGCTGGAGGACTGGATTAAGGCCGTGCGCGAAATGTCTTTACAGACCTTGGAGGCCGGTGGTACGGTGCCGGGGTACAAGCTGGTCGCGAAGCGCGCGACCCGCCAGTGGACGGACGAGGCGGCGGCTGTTGCCGCCCTGACCGCCGCTGGTGTCGATGAATCTGATCTGATGGTGACTGAGTTGAAGTCGCCGGCGCAGGTGGAGAAAGTCTTGAAGAAGACCAAGACCGCCATGCCCGACGGCCTCATCACCGCCATCAGTTCCGGTCACACGTTGGCGCCGGAGGATGACCCTCGGCCCGCCGTGTTGCAAATCGGGCAGCAGTTGACTGCGGCCCTCACTAAACTGCAATAGTAGGAGACAGTAATGTCCAATCTCGTGAAATTCGCAGGCGCTGGCCTGCCGTCCGTCAAGTCGCTCAGCACCACCCTCAAGTCCATCGACGCCGGCGTCGCCGGTCTGGACGGCGCGGCCATCCTCAAGATGGACAAGACCGGTCACTGGGTGTTCGGTGCCGACCAGACCGAGGTCGAGTCTGACTCGACCTGGGCGGTCAACCCGTTCTCGTTCCTGCACGGCTTCATCGCCTGGGGCGCGGGCCAGCCGCTGGGCGAGTCGATGGTGCCGGTGTCGGAACCGTTGCCGGACGTCGGCCCGGCGCCGGCTGGAGCAGAGCGCGGCTGGGAGAAGCAGATTGGCTTCTCCCTTCAGTGCCTGACCGGCGCTGACGCCGGGCTTGAGTGCCGGTACAGCGTGACGTCGGTCGGCGGCAAGAAAGCCGTGCAGGAGTTGGCCATCGCGATTGCCCATCAGGTGGACAAAGACCAGACCAAGCCGGTGCCGGTCGTGGCCTTGAAGAAAGACCACTACCAGCACAAGTCGTACGGCCGGGTGTTCACGCCGGTCTTTGAGGTCGTCAGTTGGATGTCGCTGGAAGGCCCGGAACCGGAGACCGCCCCGGTCGCCGACAACGGCCGGCGTCGCCGCAGCTAACCACCCAACCTGATGGAGAGCGGGGCCGAAAGGCCCCGTTTTTTTCTATGCTATTCCTAGACTTTGAGACCCGTAGCGAGTGCGACCTGTCCACCGCCGGCGTCTACAACTACGCCATGCACCGCTCGACCGAGGTGCTGTGCATGTGCTACGCCTTCGACGGCGGCGACGTCCTGACGTGGACGCCCGACCAGCCGTTCCCGCAGGACGTGTTCCGCCACCAGGGGCCCATCTACGCGCACAACGCGACCTTTGAGCGGCTCATCCTGTGGTACGTCCTCCAGACCGACCACAAGCTGGAGCAGTTCGTCTGCACGGCCGCGCAGGCCCGGGCCAACTGCGCGCCTGGCAGCCTTGAGGACATCGGGCGCTTCAGCGGCGCTGGGATGCGGAAAGACCACTCAGGCGCCGCGCTCATCAGGAAGTGCTGTGTGCCGCCGTTCAAGCACACCGCCGACGACCTCACCGCGCTGTTCGCGTACTGCGCGCAGGACGTCCGGGCCATGCGCGACGTCAGCCAGCGCCTGCGCCCGCTGTCGGCCACCGAGTTGGCCGACTACCACGCTAACGAGCGGATTAACGACCGGGGCGTTCTGATCGACGTCGCGCTGGCCCGCGCGGCCACGCAGTACTCGGCCGAGGAAGCTAACGACATCCAGAACACGGTCTGGGAGATCACGAAGGGCATGGTGACCTCGGTGCGCTCGCCGGTCATGCGCGAATGGGTGCTTGACCGCCTGACGCCCGAGCAGCTCACGCTGACCGAGGTCAATGGCAAGGCCAGCATCGACAAGTCCGTCCGGGCTAACCTGCTGGCCTGCGACGACCTTGACCCGGACGTCCGCGAGGTCGTGCAGTGCGCCGACGACATCTGGTCGTCTAGCGTCGCGAAGTTCGCCCGGCTGGCGTCGCTGGCCGATGAGGAGGACAACCGCCTGCGCGGTGCGTTTGTGTTCTCTGGCGGCGCCGCCACGGGCCGCGCGGCGAGCTACGGGGCGCAGGTACATAACCTGCCCCGCAAGACCGCTAAAGACCCCGTGACGCTGCGACAGGCCATCGTGCGCGGCCACAAGCTTGACGGCCGGGTGTCGGACGCGCTCAAGTCTATGCTGCGGCCGGCGCTCATCGCCCAGCCGGGCTACGTTTTCGTGACCGCCGACTGGTCTGCCATTGAAGGCCGGGTCAACCCGTGGCTGGCGCAGTCGCCGGCCGGCGAGGCTAAGTTGGACGTTTACCGTTCCGGCCGCGACCCGTACATCGTCAATGCCGTCGCGACCTTTGGCGGTCACTACAATGACGTCGCCAAGCAGGTCGAATGGGAGTCGCCCGAGGCGCTCCAGATGCGCCAGGTGGGCAAGGTGCAGGAACTCGCGCTGGCGTTCGGCGGCGGTCAGGGCGCGTTCGCCGCGATGGCGAGAGGCTACGGCGTGACGGTGAGCAACCCGAAGCAGATCGTGGCCGGCTGGCGCAAGGCCAACCCTTGGGCGCCCGTCTTTTGGTCGCAGCTTGAGGACGCTTATTTGAGCGCGATGCGCCGCCCGGGGCGGGAGTTCAGCGCGGGGCGCATCACCTATCTATTCGACAGACTACACTTGTGGTACATCCTGCCGTCCGGGCGGGTGCTGTGTTACCCGTTTGCCAAGCTGACCGACGACGGTCTAACCTACGCTAAGGCATCATGGAAGCCCAAGGCAGACGCGACGGAATGGCCCCGTGCCCGGCTTTGGTCAGGGCTCGCGTGCGAAAATGTGGTGCAGGCGACCGCGCACGATCTGCTACGCGATGCACTGCGAGTGTTGGATGATGTTGTCCTGCACGTTCATGACGAAATCGTCCTTGAAGTGCCCGAGTACAAGGCCGAGGCCGCCGCCCGGCGGCTGGAAGACGTCATGCAGACCCCGCCCGCCTGGGCCGCAGGGCTGCCGCTAGTCGCAAAGGCAAAGACGCTGTTGCGGTTCGGCAAGTAGCAAAAAAAAGCCCCGGCGGGTAAGGCCGGGGCTAATTAACCAACAGGAAGAGCGAACAAATGGATAGTACGACATTCGTTAACTGGTACGCAAATCTTGCCCCCGAAGGCGAGACTGCATTGATCGTCAGGCAGAAGCCCGTGCGCCCGCCGGCATTCCACGCCGACGGCAGCCCGAAATGCAGCTTTATCGCGATGCTGCCCGGCGCGCGCATCGACCCGTCATGGGCGGTGTACGGCAACACCGGCAGTTTCATCGTTGATCGATTTCCAGACGGGCGCCCGGTGGCGCAGGCCCGCTGCGTCGAGTTCCCGCTGGTGCTGGCGCTGGACGATGTCGGCACAAAGTCTAAGGTGCCGCCGATTGCGCCGAGCTGGATCATGGAAACGTCGCCCGGCAACTTCCAGTACGGCTACGCCTTCGCTGAGGACGGCGTGCCGACCGCGGCGCAGTTCGTGGCGCTGGTGCGTCGGCTGGCCGAGCTTGGGTTCACCGATCCCGGCGCCGGCGGTCTGGTAAGAAACTTCCGGCTGCCGGGTTCGATCAATCTTAAGCGCGACGGCTTCGCCGCCCGGCTGGTCGAGTTCCACCCCGACCGCCAGTTCACCTATTTGCAATTGTGCGACGCCTTTGGCGTTATGGCCGAATCGCCCGACGCCGACACGCGCGCCTGGTCGCCGGCCGCCGGCCTTGCCGACGACGGTGCCGACGACGTCTGGTCGTGGTTGCTGGCGCAGGGGCTGGTGCTGGGGCGCCCGAATGCCAGCGGTTGGGCGCCGGTCGTCTGCCCGAATGCCGCCGAGCATTCCGACAGCAACCCCGAGGCCCGCTACGCGCCTGCCAGCCGGTCGTTCTGCTGCTACCACGGGCATTGTGTGGAGTTGGACTCGCGGGCGTTTCTGGACTGGGTGGCCGCGCGCGGAGGCCCAAAACGTGAGCCCGGGCTGCGCGAGGAACTGCTGGCCGCGACGATGGCCGCGGCGCTGGACAAGTTACCGACCGGATCTGTCGCCGAAGCCGAAGCCGCCGAGGTGCTGGCCGCCGTGCGAGCCCGAGAGCATCAGCGGCTGGAGGCGGATGATCTGCACAAGCATTGGGCCTACGTTGTGTCAGACGACGGCTACTTCAACGTGGACGACCGCACCGAAGTGACCCGGCGCGGGTTCAACGCGCTCTACGCTCACATCGCGTTCCGCAGCCCGCACGGCAAGGGCAATCTGATCCAAGCCTCGCAGTGGTTCGACGCGTGGCGGGCGCCGAAGGGCGGGCGCGCTTTGGCCGCCATCACCTACGCGCCCGGCCTGCCGGCGCTGGTCGAGCGTGACGGCGGGGAGGTCTGCGGCAACCGCTGGGTAGACGCCCGCCCGGGGCGCCCTGCGACCGCGCAGAGCGCCGCCCTATGGCTGGCGCACCTTGAGGCTCTGCTGCCCGACGCGGCCGAGCGTGAGGCGCTGCTGGACGTTCTGGCGTTCAAGCTCCAGCGGCCGGACACCAAGGTCAATCACGGCGTGCTGCTGGCGGGGCACGCCGGGTGCGGGAAGGACTCGCTGATCGCGCCGTTCCTGCGGGCCGTCTGCGGGCCGTTCCAGCGCAATCGTGGGCTGGTGCAGGGGGATGAGTTGAACTCCGCGTGGGGCTACCATCTGGAATGCGAGGTGCTGGTGCTGAACGAACTGCGCGACTCCGACGCCGGTGCCAGGCGCGCGCTTGCCAACAAATTGAAGCCGCTGCTGGCCGCGCCGCCCGAATACCTTAGCGTGAACCGAAAGGGCTTGCGCCCCTACGATGCGCTCAACCGACTGCTGGTCGTGGCTTATTCGAACGAACAGGTGCCGCTTGTGCTGGATTCCAGCGACCGGCGCTGGCTGGTGCTGAAGTGCGTCGGGGGGCGGATGGATCCGGCCGACGCCGAACTGCTGTGGTCATGGTATGCGAACGGCGGATACGAGGCGGTGTCCGAATACCTGTACGCGCGGGATGTCAGCCGGTTCAACCCGGGCGCCGCGCCGATTCGCACCAGGTATTGGGAGACGCTGGTGTCCGACGGCCGCAGCCCGGCCGAGGAACTGCTGATTGACATGATCGAGAACCGCGTCGGCGAGTTTGCCGCGGGCGTCATTGCGTCGCCGTTCAGCGCGCTTTGCTCACGCATACAGGCCGGCAACCTGTCCGGCATCCGAATACCGAAGGCGGCGTTACTGCACGCGCTGGCCGAGTGTGGCTGGCTGGACTGCGGGCTGGTGTCGTCGCGCGAATATCCGACCAAAAAGCAATTGTACTGCGCGCCGCAACTGGCTAGCTACAGCAAGTCGGATCTGCGCCGAATGACCGAAACAGATCCGGCGCCCGGGCTGCGGGCGGTGACGGGATAAAAAAAGGGGCCCGCAGGGGCCCCTAGTTCACCGGCCAATGTCGGCCGCGCTAACCGCGTGCTCATGCCGCCAACTCCGCTAGTCGCCCGAACGCCCGAAGGCCCGAACGCCCGAAGGCCCGAACGCCCGAAGGCCCGAACGCCCGAAGGCCCGAAGGCCCGA